GTTTTATTGACAATCACTTTTTCTGGTAAGACGAACGGTCGTGCGTATAGCACACGCCCTTAGAACGGCCACCGTTAAATTCTTTGTTGCTGCCGGTGCCATCAGCCATGCCCATGCCTACGCCGTTCACAATCTTGCCACGGCGCTCACCCGACAAATCCGAAGCGGACGCGCCAGCGGGCGGCTTCGTGCCGGAACCGTAGCCCTTCGGAGTCATTTCTGCGTTGTCTTTCATGATAGTCCTTTCAGTCAAGGAATTTAAGTTTGTACAGCGTCGAATCGATCAATTCTGAGATTTCGTCAATGATATTCTGAATTTCACTGTCTTGGGGTAAATGTTCTCGCGCTTCGTCAACAAATTTCTGCATTTGTTTGAGATAAGCGATTGGGTCTTTACCTGCGTGAAAGTCGTCTGGATACTTTTTAATCTTGGTGTACCGCCCCTGATACGCCTCGGCAAAATTGTCGGTCAGCTCAATAATGTCCTCGTAATACCGCCCCAGCGCCTTGTGCGCCGAATAGGAATCCGTGGATAAGTGCATAAAATGCGCCACCGTGCTGCTGTGGAACAGCGTAGCGATAAATTCTGCGGCTTCTTCGTCCATATCAGCCTTAAAAAAAAGACCGGGTTAGCGACCCCGGCCAAAGCAGCGTCCCAACTAGAGGAGCGAAAAGAGACGCTGCCATTCTGTGTCATTAGGCACGGGTACGTCAACTGGCCATAATCCCGCGTCCACCAAGTTCTCAACCGTCTTACGATGCGCCAGCCACCAGGCTTGTTGCCGTTCCTTGCGCGACCATTTGCTGCCCTGATCGATGTCAAAGTGGCACGACGCACATAACGCCGCGATTAGGTTGTCATCCGACTTAATCGACCGGCCCTTGCCGCCGCCCCAGTTGGTGTGCGCCGCCTGTACAAAATCATATGACCCGCAGAGCTGGCATTCTAACGTGGCCACCAACCGCAATAGCTTCTGGCTGCGCACATATTTGCGTTTAGGGATACTGATAACGGTCATTTTTGTCGTGGTTTTTGTAAATGCTTTCCGATCTGCGGTCTAAGCAAGCGGCGCATATCCAGCGTTTCGTGTTCCTAAAAGTCCTCATTTCGCCTGTCGCTTCCTCGCGGTGCGCCTGACAGCTTGTGCAAAACCGGCGCTTTGGTTCAGCTTCCATTTTTCCGCTGCTCACGGTCAAAATAGCCATTTTCAGCCTCTAGCACCCGCAGATCATTGGCGGCATCCGATACGCCGTGCCAATCTGCACGCGTCACCATCAATTGCAAGTAATCAATCAAAATTTGTCGCTGCGCTTCGTAGTTGGTCATTTCAGGTTCCTCTGCCGAATCATGTCGGCTAGCTCTACTGGCTGTGCTGCGCGGCTAGCTTCTTCGCATAGCTTGGCGCACTCTGTTCGTTCTCGTTTAATCGCCCAGCGCACCGCGTCGCGGGTATCGCTGTGCAGCATGATGGCCGACTTTAGGATTTCGTCGGTATTCATACGCGAAGCATTAAACCTAAGACCTTCGATAAAAATGACTCGCGGCGCTGCTCTATACCCAACAGCACGGCTTGCATAAACTGTTCTTCTTTGCTGAAAAAGCTAGGTCGGAAACATGGTATGTAATGCGAACCGATCTTAATAGGTTCCTCTTTAATAAATTTTCCATCTCGTAACATCGTCACCTCCATTCAATGCCTTTTTGCGCTGCCCACGCATCTAGCCATTCAATAAACTCGCCAGCATCCTCTACGGAAAACTTGGCGCTCTGAAGTCCTAGTTGTACCACCCGATGCCCATCTAAGCTCGGCACCACCGACCCGATCCGGCGGTTAGTGTCCGCAGCCCACTGGTCAATTAATAATCGCTTCCAATCCTCCAGCGTCCAGCTCGACCCAGCTTCGCCCATCTGTTTGGCGATGTCGCCAATCATGGCGTGAAACTTGGCGTTCTGGTCAAGCGTTCGGGTTAGCGGTCTGACCTCAACTGTAAATTCCTTTCCTACGTCCAACGCTGGCTTTAACTTCGCCCACAAACTGCCCATTAAATCTTTGGCCTGCGTGGTTGAACGTAGCTCAACAATCATTTCAGCCCTATCAATTTCAGCGCATCATCGACAGATTCTACGACCGCCAGCGGCCCACCGTTCCAGTTGTAATGCCAGATTACCTGCGCTGGGTTTAGCTTTTTTTCACTTGGCGACGCTTCACCGTTTTTGATCTCGACCAGAAATGTTTGTTTCCTGAATCCGACCAGTAAATCCGGCACGCCGCTACCAACCGTAGCCAAACTCTGAACCGTTGCGCCAGCAGCCCTAAATGCCTGGACAATATCTTCATGGTTTTTGTCTACTCTTGCTGCTCTGCGCATTCATGTCACCAATTAAAATTTCGACTGCCTTCTGCCCACGCTTAACGGCAATCTGGCGCTTCGTTTCTTCCCACCACGTTACCGCCGCTTTCGCGCCGTGTTCCTTTTTATGCAATTTGTACTGTGCTACCCAAAACTTCGCTTCTGTAATTCGCCGCCATTCTTCCGACCAGGTGTATTCATTCATTCGGGTCATCAAGCAACAGCACCGCCAACCAGCCAGCAATAAAAAAAACAACACCAGCGCCCATCAACCCACCTGCGACCAGCAAAATAATCTCAGCGAAGGTTACGTTCATCTTCTGCCCTCTGAATCAACATTTTGATTTCAGCCACCGACATACCAAACTTTTCGTGCATATCCAAAATCAACGCCGCCGATACCTGGCAAGTGCCGTGCCGGAACTTTGAGATCATGCTAGGCGCGCAACCAATCTCACGCGCTAACTCACAATCGTTGACGCAATGCAACCTGTTGCGCAGATCGTCCATCAGCGCGTGCGGTGGTATTGGATTCTTTCTCATTTTTTCCCCTTATGTCGGTGCGTTTAACGCTGCCTTGGCCATCGACACCTGAACCGGCAAAAAAGATTTATCGCCATGTTCGTGCCGTTCCATAATTTTCTTTGCCCATCGCTTATGGTCAATGTGGCTTGATTCTGACTTATGAACTTGCATCTTTGCAAGATATTTTTGTGCAACTTCAGCAGAAACTTTAACCGGCGGCAACGAAACCACAGGTTTAGGTATTTCAGGCCATTGCGATTTTTCTAACTCATCACCGAGTGCGCTTTCCCACCGACCTTTAATTTGCGGGTAAGTTGCGTTTTTTATATCAAACGCACCAACGCGCACAGCAGCCCAAAAAACCGCCGGATGGCTCCATACCCCAACCTCGCCTCGATCTCGCGCCATAAGCCCGTTTAATGCCTCTGTGAAGGCTTTTTGAGCGTCTAGCTTTGGGCGGCAAAGATTGATGAACTGCGGTAGGCTCGGCGGCCATTCCAAAGTCATCAAGCCTTGTGCGCCTTTGGTAACTTCCTCCCGGCTCAATTTGCCCAGCTCTTGCGACCAAAGTGCCTTAACCTGCTCTGGGTCGGTGCCGCGCCACATGTCGGCAAACTTGCTGCCATAAAGCGCAGCCATGCGCTCGAACAGTTTCTCAATCCAAGCGGTCGGTAGCGGTTCAGATGTCGATAATTGTGGTGTCATGGCTTTTCTTCCCGGTTAGTCCTTCGATGATTTCACGGCGGCTGCGGTCTTTGGCGCTTTCGAACGTCCGCGCCCCCTTTTCATTTCGCACCCACGTTTTCCAAACCCGCGACCAATCCATCTTGACCGCCTTGCTGCCAGCCTGGGCCAGCCAGTAATCGCGGAAATTCTCAGCCACGCGCTGCCATTGCAAATCGGGTCTTTCTTTTTTGCAATAGGCAATGTCCTCGTCGCTGGGTTCCCAGTTGGCAGGCAAGCGCGTCCCGCGCTGCTTCTCTACTCTGGTTATTGGTTCTTGGTTATTGGTTATTGGTTTATGGTTAGCATTGCCTTCGCATTGCGTTTCGTATGCGTTCGCATTGCGTTTGCTCCAGCGCGATTCAGCGGAATGCCGCGCCTTTTGTGACTTTTCGTGAAATGCCGATATGGTTTTTTCACACCGACGATGAACCCAGCCTTCGTCGGTCAAAAGAAAAAAGTTTTCCAGCACCGCCAAAACAGCGGCTTTTTCCTCTTTTGTGCGAGCGTTATGCGTTCGCATTACGACCGCAGAATCGACGGCTAATGGTTTTTCATTTAGGTAATAAGTGTCGAGCAATTGGCGATAAATGCCATGCTCAAGCAAAGACAGGTGAAAGGTATCGCGGCGATAGTCACCAATATTAAATTGGTAAAAATGCAAATCAATCTCCTTCGGTGCTGGCCTATCCGGTGGAAATTCCGGCAGGTCGCACCCGTTGCGGGTTTAGATACGGTCGAATAGACCAGCCCGAAGAAGACTGACTTTCCGACCCGCTATGCGCTTTCCACGGCGCTTACGGCATTCTATACCAACCACAGCACTACTTAAACCAGCCAGGTTGCAAGACCTGTAGCTGCCAAATCCGCTGTTGCGGCAGCTTTTCGCCCCACTGACTAATTGCCTGTCTGGTAACGCCTAGCAATCTGGCAAGTTCTGACGCACTGCCAGCTAGATTAATTGCGGTTTTAGTATCCATGCGCGAATTTTAAGCTAGATTAAATTATTTTGCAAAGATAGCTTGACATGGGTGTAAAGCTGGCTTAAATTTGTCATACCGGCACAACATTATCAAAGGAGAAACAAATGGACAACCAAATAAATAAGCAAGGTTCAGTAAAAATCGGCAGATCAGGAACAAAACTGCATCCAGCATTTATTGACCCACGATACGGCTTAATCATTCAATGTTCTTGCCCCGGAACTCAGCAAGGTAGCGCATACAAGGGAGCAAGATTTTTTGAAAACGTAGCGGCAAATTGCAACAAGCGTTAATCAACCAGCTGGGGAAACCCGGCTTCTTTAGGAGCAGCCATGTACACAGTTGAATACTACGACGATGCCGACCAGCGCCCAACTTGGTGCGTGGTCGAGTGGACTATTAGCGAAAACCAGAAAACCGGCAAAACCATCGAACGCTGCGGCACGCAGGCAGAAGCCGAATCCTTCGCTGTTGCTTATATGTTGATTGACCGCTTGACGGTAATGTAAACCCAGCTTAATATCTGTTTATGCCCTCACGGGTCTTTTTAGGAGCTTCAAATGTTCATCGACTTCGTTATCCTTCCCTCCGATTTCAACGACACCACGATTACCTTCGTGGCTGAAACCACCGCAGCCAAAGCCCGTTTCGACGGCGCAATTAGCATCCAGGTGCGCAAAAGCGCGGCACCCAGCTTGGCCGACCAGCTCGAAGCGCAAGGCTTTACGGTGCGCACAGCATGAACCGCGAACCTAGCGATCTCGTCCTGGCACTGGCGGCAGTCTGTATCGCCGCCGTTCTTTACCCACTGCTGTGGGTAGCAATGGCGATCTTCTAAATGGCTGGCCTGATTAAATTCTTCGACGCGCTGGCACTAATCCCAATGTTTATTCTGGGGTTTGTGCTGGTGGCGGCGCTCGGCGAAAAGCCCGAACCACCCGCACCACCTGTAATAGAAGCACCCGTAGTTGAACCACCAGCAATAGAAACACCAATGGAAAATGCAGCCGTAACCGTCAAACCCGCCTCAGTAGGGCAAGAAATAATGGTGCAGCCATGACACAACAACAATTTTATGAAACCGTACAGCGAGCAGAGGAATATATGGAAACCTTTAGCAAAGTAGCAGCAGCGTTTGTCAAAGCCCAGCGCGAATTCGGCCCTGCGCTTAAATCAGCCACCAACCCGCATTTCCGGTCACGCTACGCCGACCTGTCGGCCTGCGTCGAAGCGGTCATCGATGCGCTAAATAACAACAATATCGCCATGACGCAGCGCACTAGTATGTGCAGCGATGGCATCATTATTGAAACCGTGTTTGTCCACGAAAGCGGTGAGATTATGTCCTGCGGCCAGCTCCACGTTCCAGCCAGCAAACAAGACCCGCAAGGCTACGGATCGGCACTGACCTATGCTCGCAGATACAGCCTGATGGCCGCCTGCGGTATCGCGCCAGAAGATGACGATGGCAACGCTGCCAGCCGCCGCAAACCGCTGCCAGACATTACCGACCACCTGTCAGCCATCGATGCCAGCGCCAACAGCGAAGAACTAGCGGTCGTATTCAAGGCAGCAATTGAGGCTTGCGGTGAGCATCAGGAATTGCAGGCCAAAGTAATCGCAGCAAAGAAAACCCGTGTCGAACGCGCTAAAAAGGAAAAAGCAAATGGATGAGCAACGCACAGAAGATTGGTTCGCA